GCACTCGTCTCCAGATGGCGAATGTGGATGTAGTCCATCCAGTAATTGCACCCGCCCTCCAGTGCCGTGACCCACACGGCCTCGGCAATCTCAGCCCACGCACCCCACGTTGGGCTGGATGAGATGGTAACCATTGGCGCACCAGTGGACGCCGAATACTCTACCTTAATCATGTCAACTCTCCTTCCGTATCAACGAACATGCGATTGGTCCGCGTGACCGTGACCCACTTCTCGCCCATATCAACAAACTCATCGACCTCGTAGATGCCATGCGGTATCGCCCGAACCTGATTGAACTCATCACGCCCGAACCGATACACGCGGACGCGGCTGGAAAAATCCTCGAACTCGGTGTCCATCTTTTTCCGCAGGAAATCGCGGTTGCGAATGATCACCTTCTTCAACTTGTCGATGCTGTCCACCATGTGAGTGGTGCTCGTCGAGATGATCAGCCCATTGCTGACCACCTCCTGTTTCGCAAAATACCTCGGCATTACGCTGCCTCCTTCACTGCATATGTTTGCATCAGGTTAAAGAACCGCCCAACCGCCGTGCCGTTGCGCTTGCCCGTGAACCGCTTGTCGTCATGGTGGACAGACCAGACGCCATCGCTGGCAGTCACGAACCAAGAACAATACTTGATCGCACCACGCGGCCCGATGTTGACCATCAGGTTGTTGCCGCTGCCGAACTTGGCCTCGACAATCGCCTCCTTGATGTAGCGATACCGCGTGACCTCAACCGTGCCGCCCAACCGCTGGGAAGTGGCTTCGATGTTCTTGATGATGTTGTTCTGTTTTTTCATGTCGTCCTCCTCAAACGTACTGTCTGTTCTTCACTTCGCGCATCAGAGCGCAGGGGATTTGCTGAACCGAACAATCGCGAATGGCCTCGTAGGCCGCGACCTGTTCAGCGCGGGTGTTAATCTCGCGGATCACATAACAATAACGATCCTCGAAATAGCCTCGGCAATCCTCGACCTCGCTGGCACATGTATGCCAGTCGGCCATCATCCAAGAGACCGCATGTTCGCGAGTCTCGAAACTCGGATCGTTCTGATAGACACTGCCGGTCTTCCGGCACTTGATGAAAATTTCAAACATAGCTTCTTTCCTCCGTGAAACTTGAACCTTGGTCCTTGAACCGATATAGTCCCATGCAGTATTGCATGATCCACGACAGGCATACGTCGCCTGTCAAAACGTCGTCTATACACAGTGACAAATCGCGCGGTTCCCGAACCCTCGAAAGGGAATCGGTACAAGGTAAACAGTACCAATGATTGGATAGTCTCATATTATCCCATGCCATACAAGAGAAAATATTAAGTGTGTTCGCTCCTATAGCTTTTTCCACACGAAAAACTTTTTGGAAAAAATTTTTGAAGAATGGTGGGACAAGTGGGACAAGTGGGACAAGCGTTGTTTTTGTTGAACAATTCTCGGCCCACTTTGGCCCGTTTGTCCCACTGCGAGTCCGACGCGCGCGACTTTTACCTTTTGAAAAACAAAAACCCACAGAAAAACCTATAGGGGGCTTACCTTGCCAAAGAAGACCGCTGGCCTGACCAACAGGCAACGAGAGTTTGCTAGGTACTACGTCGAGGGGCGATACAGTAATGCCGAGTGCGCTAGGCTGGCTGGCTACTCGCCCGACGCCGCCAAGCAACACGCATACAAACTGCTGGATGGTACGTCCTACCCTCTGGTCACTGATCTGATCAAAGAACTGCGGGAAGAGCGGGAGCGGAAATACGGCGTGACCCTTGTCGGTCAACTCAAACGCCTTGACGAACTGTCGCGCGGGGCAGAAGAGTCTGGTCAATTCTCTGCCGCCATCAATGCCGAGAAGATTCGATCCGCTCTCGGTGGCCTGACCATAGACCGGCGGGAACAGAACCACATCCACCAGCTTGACCAACTGTCGCGGGAAGAGATCGTCGCCCGACTCGATGATCTCCGCAAACGACACCCACATGCCTTTGACAACATGAAGAGGGTTGAAGATGCCTCGGACAGAACGCCAGCTATGGAACTCATTGAGGCAGAAGTTACCGAAAAAGACCCACTGCCAGCGGATTGAGAACCGTGCCGGTGAAGGTATGCCGGACGTATATCTGTGCATGGATGGTGTGCCGGTATGGGCTGAACTAAAAATTACCAAGAATGACCGCTTTACCATCTCAAAATCCCAGATTGCTTGGCATCTGGGGCATACACGGTGTGGTGGTGTCAGTTTTTTCTTGGTCCACGACCCCTCCACGAGGCTTGTATTTTTGTTTGACGGTGGTTTAGCGGCCAAGTTGCACGGTTCGCGGCTCTCGGTCCTGCGTCCTGCGGCCCGCTGGTATGGTGATATGTCTGCTGCGCCCTGCGCCCTGCGTCTTGCGGCCCGTGAGTCATGGATCGAGTCGCTCGATCCTGCGTCCTGCGCCCCTGCGCCCTGTGATGATGGCGCCGGCAGCACGAACGAAAACAGGGACGGGTTGTAACCCGTCCCTGTTCCCCGGAGGAAGCCCCTAGTGTTTGTGGTAGGATACAGTTTTAACATCCCGATCCCAACAAGCCCGGCACGGGCCGCATTTGCCATCTTGTTTTGGCGCCGGGCATTCGTGCCCGATGGGTGCCGCGTCTTTGATCACGGCGCTAGACCATTGCCACTTGTCCGGCGGTGCCTGGTCAACCATCGTTTGAGACAAGCGCAAAACCGCATTGTCCGGCAATGGTTCAATCTTTAGCGCATCGGCCCAGATTTTGTGTTCCTTTGTCGGTATCCAGTGGCGCTTATTTGGTGTGGCTTTGATCACGTCGATAATATTCAGCGCCATGCGGACATCTTCAACGTCCCCACTGTCAAACCAGCGGAAAAATTCGGACCGCGTCCGGTTCAGCAGCGCGACCATGCGCGGGACAAAATCGATAGCGTGAAAAAAATCCTCGCGTTCTTCCATTTTGTTCACGACGTTGGGCATGCGGTACATGCCCTTGCGGGCATAGCAATCATGACAGACCGAACCGGGCACCTCGGCAAGCTTGCTGCCCGTTTTACATTTGAAAGCCGAGCGGGAAATAGACTTGCCCGGCATTTTTGAGACGTTTGAAAGCATGGTTTAACCTCCGCGTTTTTCCATGTCCTAAGATATTATCAGATAATCCCACTCAATCAAATAAAATAATCCTGCGCCCTGCGCCCTGCGGCCCGCGTCATATGTATGTGGACCGCAAAAAACTAGGGCCACCATTCGGTGGCCCTAGTCTCCGGAGGGACCGGTTACAGGATGCCAGGCACTAGGTAGTCATCCCATGCATCTTCTTTAGCGCACTCGATAGCCTCATGTGGTGTCAGACCATCTTCGTAGTAATCGCGCCAGGCAGCATCAGGTAAATCCTCGACGCCTACACCGAGCTTGCGTGACACGATCTGATCGCACGTGTTGTACCATTCGTTGAATCTCATTCGGACGCCTTTCCTTCAAGCTCGGCCTCAATCGCGTGCTTGAGAGGCACGCACTCGCGTATTGTCCGTTCTAGAAAATAGATAACCGCTTTGTCATCAGGGTTTTCAATCTGACTTTCCAAGCATGTGACGCAGGCTTTAAGACCGTTAATGGTCTGCTGCAAAGCCAGTATTTTATTTTCTTTCTTCATTGTTTTCTGTCTCCGTTTGATCCGCGTTCCCCGGGCAGGTATCCAGCCTGCCCGGGCACGGAGGGTCTAGTTGGTGGGCGCTATGCTTTCAAGCTCACCCTCGACATGCTCAAGCTCACCGATGTGGTGCTCGATGGTGTCCAGCTTTTGCTGATCGGCAAAGCCGTCGTCCATCATGGCGCACGTCACTTCCTCAAGCATGTGAATAGCCTGACTGATCAGCCCATTCGCTTTCTGGATTTCATCTGTATACTTCATTTACTTAACCTCCGTTATAGAGCGATATTGCTCACCTAAATAATACCAGAATATCCCAACTAATCCAATAAATAATAGACCTGCGACCTGCGACCTGCGCCATATATATGTGGGCCTGCGACCTGCGCCCGAAGACCCAAAAACCCGCAGGGTTTTTGGGAAAACCCCGGACCGAAGCCCGAGGTTCCGTTGTTACTCTCCTATGATCTGCACCAACTCGCGCAGCGCCTCTTCGTACGCCTCCGCTGCTTCGTCATTTCGACCTGCGATTAGCATCATCGCCATAAACTCGATCCTAAACTTGGCGCGCTTGGCAGCGGCCCGACAATCAACGAGTGGTGCCAGCCACTCGTCTACCATTTCCTCCTGTGTCATGCTCATTCTTCTCCTCCGTCGGTTGGCGGGGGCCGAAGCCCCCGCGCAGTGGTTAAGCGATCCGATAGGCCCGACGACG